CAGGCAATCTATCATGCCTTCGTGCGTGAAGGCCAGAACAGCCTCTATCGTGAGATTGAGAAACTGGCCAAGAACGGCCTCTCGTACCGGAATTCCCCGGCACACGACCCAGCGGAGTTAGACGATGACTGATACAGTACCACCACCCGGAGCCTCCCTCTATGAGGAGAAAACCGCCCCGGCCACCCCACCAGCAGGCGGCGACACCCCACCCCCTGCCGGGGGTACACCCCCGCCTGCGGGACAAACACCCGGCGAAAAGACCAATGAACCACCGGAAGGCGTACCCGCCGATTTCTGGGACACTGAGAAAAAGAGCATCAAAAGCGATGAACTTTTAAAGGCTTACCAGCAAGAGGCAAACCGGGCAAAAGGTCTGCGCGATAAACTGGCGAAAGGCTACCAGAACGTCCCGGAAAAACCTGAAGAGTATGGCTTCGAGTTAAAACCTGAAGGCAAAGAAATTTTGGGTGAGGCCAAACTCAATGACGAGCTTGTTGGCTTGACCAAGAACGCCGCGAAAGAGGCCGGATTGTCAAAAGAACAGTACGACAATTTCATGGCAACGATTGTGCCGGAACTCCACAAGGTAAGTACGAAGGAAAAGCCTGAGCCTACGCCGGAAGAAGCGCAGGCCGTCGCCGACGCTTGGCGCAAGGCAGAATCGGCAAAACTAGGACCAAACGCCGATGCCATTGTGCAGACCGTTGGTAAATGGGCAGGGGAGTTAAAAGCCCAAGGCATTTTTACCGACTCCGAATTTGCTTTGGTTCGGGATGGGATGCTTGCCACCGCCGATGGTGTTAGGGTACTCCAAAAGATAAAGAACCTGACGACGGGTGACACCCATGCCGGAAACGGGGCAACGACGACTAGCACTGCCACCGTTGAAATGACCTTTGAAGAATTGTCGGCGGCGACGAACAACGATGCCCGTAGTTGGGACCCAAAAGCCGAGGCGGCGGCACAGGAAGCCATTGCTCGGTGGAATAAACAAGAGGCGCGAAAAAAGCGTTGACAGCCTAATACAGTTAGTGTAAAAGCGCACTCAGACAGTTCGCGTACGTTTTTTCCCTTTCCGTGGGTTTTATCATACGCGAACTGACTATCACCCAGATACCCCGGCTCAGGCTTTATGCCCCCCGATGGTTTTGGCCCTGATTGGTTTCTTAAGCACCACCAATCACTCTAAAGGGCAAAGCCATGACCGCATCCGCGCCAGTCAATTACGCAACAGATTTTGACACCCTCATTAAACACGATTTTCGTACAGTAGCTCCAAAGCTATTGCCTTTGGTTCGTCAACGGCGAGTAACTGCGAAGACAGTTACCTTTAACCGTATGGGGATTATGTCCGCGCAACAAAAGCTCTCTGGCTCGTTGTTGCAGTTCCAAGACGTGGCACAAGGCAACGTCACGACGACCTTGCTTGATTACTACGCCTATGCCCTAAGCCAAGAAGAAGACTTGGACAAATTGCTGTACGACGAGAAAAAAGAACTTTCGATAGCGGCGGCACGAGGCATTGCCGAACGGCAAGACCAAATTATTATCAACGCGATGGAAGCTGGGGCTTCGGCCACCACTTTTGGGGCGGATGGTACGAACTATACTACGGACAACTTGTCTCGTATTGACGCCTATCTAACCGCCATCAATGCTCCTACCGATCGTTACCTCGTTCTCCATGCTCTCTCGGCCCGGAAAATGATGACCACGCTGGAATCCACAAGCCGGGATTACAGTACTCTGGGCCTTATCATGAACGGCCAATCGGCAATCAACGGTATGAAGTTCATGGGCTTCAACGTCATCCTGTTCGGGAACTTGGACACCTCTGAACTCGGTCTCCCTTACGTTAGTGGCACCGGCGTTCGGACAAACTACATCGTCGCAGGAACCGGGATTTCCGCCTCTGTCGGTTTCGGTGTGAGCCGCGACGTGACCACTGTCCCCGGCGTATGGCTCGAAGAGCGTGACGCTTGGAAAGTGGGTGCACGGTTCTCCGCCGGAGCCGTTGCTATCGGCAGCACAATTGCCGGGCGCGAAGGCGTGTACAAATACTTCATCGACGAACTGGCTTAAGGAGAGACCACATGGCTTATATCCAACGCAACCTAGTCCAAAATGGTTCTCAGGAAGGGAAAACGGCTATAGCCACTCGCTCGAACCGTGCTCCTGGGCTTTGGTCTTACGCCACAGCCGACGCCCTTACCGTTGTCCGTACATCGGGTTATTTCAACAGTGCGGCTGACTTCCTTCGTATCGGTGATGTTATTATGGTCACCGTATATTCAGCCGCCACTTTTGAAACTGCAGCCGCCACGGTTTCTGCCGTTCAGTTTATGGTTGTTCTTTCAAACACTGGAAGCGTTGTTGACGTAAGCGATGGAACGGCTATCACGCTGACCAATACCTAGGGCATTTTTTCATGGCTTATATTGCAAGGAACCTTATTCAGGCAGGCGGCGTAGAGGCAAAGACTTCTCGTACGACCAATGGAAACAGGGCACCGGCTTTATGGATGTATGGAACGGCAGACGGCAATACGACGGTTCGGGGGCTGGGGTATTTCAACGACGCTAAAGACTATCTTCGTCCTGGAGACCTTGTTTTTTGTATTACGTTCTCCACTGCGGCCTTTGAAACAACAACGGCAACGGTAAACGGTGCCCAAATGATGGTTGTTTTAACCAACGATGGCACAAATGTTGATTTGTCAAACGGCCTTAGTATCTCGTTGACAAACACCTAATCCTTGCATTAGAAACAGGGAGGAAGCGTGTTGGTTTCCCCCCTACAAAGGCTCACGGCTTTTCCTTGTCTTTCCGTGAGCCTTTGTTTTTGTGAGGTTTTATGTCGTCTAGGGAGTATATTGCCAACCTTTCTTTGGTTTCGCTTGGTGCAGACCCAATTGACGACTTTGCGGACAACACCAATGAAGCACGGGCTATCCGCCAGTTCTACGACCCTTTCATCCGTCACGTTTTCAGCCTCTACCCGTGGAGTTTCTCCACTCCGGTAAAAAGTTTAACGGCCTTGGCCGGGACGCCTCCGGCTGGGTGGTCATATCAGTTTATCCGCCCAGACGAGGCGATGCACATCTTTAAAGTTTTTGATACAGGCTCGTCGGCGCAAGACCCTATTTCCGACTATGACACGATTGAAGACCTAATTGTAACTAATCGTCCCGCGCTGTCAGTGCAATACAGCGTGTACAAGGCCGAGGCAACTTGGCCGGGGTATTTTCAGACATTCGCGTGGCACGCTCTAAAAGCGATTATAGCCCAGACAATAACCGACAGCAAAGAACGTGCTGACGATGCCTTTGAGATGGCCTATGGAACGAAGGCTCAATTTGGCAAGGGCGGATATTATGCTGTCGCTGTCGGAGCTGATGCCCGGCAGGCTCCGCCGCAGCAACGGCCACCGTCGCCAATGGCAACCGCGTATCGTCGTCCCGGCGCGTTGTGGAGGTAGCCGATGCCGCAGGCGATTCAGCAGCAGAAAAAGTTTACGCAAGGTGAGATTGACCCGGAAATGCTCGCCCGTGACGATATAGAGCAATTCTACGGCGCGGCCAGCCTCCTGCAAAATGTCTTCACTTACACGCAAGGCGGGGTGGGTCTATCACCCGGCTTGGAGTACATCGCCACCGACCTAGGCTCTGTGACAAGAGCCGCTTCTCCCACAATCACCGCCCCGAACGGCGGCACGGGGGGCAACGCCAACGACTCAAACACGGGGACGGAGCTGATTACCACAACCAACATGGGGACGACGAACCCCTATATCGTGGTGCAGTATGACCTTGGCGCACTGGCTCGGCTCGCCTATGTCCGGGTGAAGGGCTTGCGCTGCTCGACGGGGACGGTGGGCAGTGTTTTTGTGCAAGTGTCGCAGGACAATGTGTCGTGGACGAACGTCGGTTCTGCACGGACGATAACCACCACCGGAGTTGACTTCACGGTGCGGGTGCAGAGCACACAGCGGTATGTCCGCATAGCCCGGATAGACTCCGTGAGCCTGCCGTCAACGACGATGGCCGTGGGCGAGTTTGAAGTGTGGTACGATGGCGCAAACGGAAACGTCAAAAAGATAAACTTTGAGTTCTCCACATCTGAAACATATCTATTTGTAATTACTGAATTTAACATCGCTGTGTATTTTAACGATGTTTATCAGGTTGATATTTACGCGCCGCAGTTTTTCAATTCCAAAATCCCCGGCCTGAGGCGCACAAGCAGCGCAAACACGATGATATTTTTTGAGGAGACGATGCAGCCGCAGTTGCTCACTCGTACCTCAGCCACGACGTGGACAATAGCCGACCTCAATTTTGATTTTATACCAAAGTACGCCTACGTCCCGGTGACAACCCAGCCTGCGGCGACTATTACGCCGGATGGGCTGAGTGGGGTGGTCAAGCTGACCGCTTCGGCGGCGGTGTTTCCCTCGGCGTCGGCAGTGGTGAACCAATACTACAGGGGCAATGGGGGCCGGGCGCGAATTGTGAAATGGATTTCGACCACCGTCGTGCAGGCCAGTGTGGAGATACCGTTCTTTAGCCTCGACGTGGTGGCTTCTGGGTCATGGGACTTGGAGTCTGGCTATGTGAGCGCGTGGGGTGGCGGGTACGGCTGGCCGCGTTGTGGCACTTTTTATGAAGGTGCACTATGGATTGGCGGGTCACAGTCTCTCCCTCGTTCGTACTGGCGCAGTCGTGTAAACGGTTTTTATGACTTTGAACCGGGGACGGGTCTCCCGGCAGACGCTATTGCTGGCGACCTACAAGGCGCGAACAACGAATTGAACTCTATCACCGGGATTTATGGCGGGAAGCAGCTTTTCCTGTTTACCACCGGAGCGGTGCATATGTTCGACCGCGCCACGGGCAGCCCTATTACGCCGGAGAACCAGTACGCCCCGGTGCAGGCCGAGGTAGGAGCCGAGGATTTCTTAGAGATTAAGGGCGCGGAAGGGATTGTGTACTTCGTGCAGCGCGGTGGACGAAACATCCGCGCCATGAGCGAGCGCGAACTGCGGGTGTATGACGTGGCGATTGCCTCGAAACTATCCGGCCACTTGATGAAAGTCCCGGTAAGCGTCGCCATGCGGACGGCCACGGCCATTGACCAAGGCTCTTACTACTTGAGCGTGAATTCTGACGGCACAATGACTATTGGCAACCTGTCCTATGTAGAAAAAATATCGTCCTTCTTCCGCCGTTCGACGCAAAACGGATTGTTCAAGGCGGCTTGCGTAGTCTACGACCAGATGTACGTCACCGTGGAAAGGGTCATTAGCGGTGTTATCCGGCGTTTTACTGAAAAATTCAACTTTAACAATATTTTTGACTTTTCCAAACGCATCACGACAAACCTCCCGGCGCAGACGTTTATCGACCTTGATTATGCCGAAGGCCAAACATTGAAGGTCTGGGCTGACGGGAAAAACCTTCCTGACGTGACTGTCACCAACGGCACGGTGACGATTTCCACCCCGGCAACACAGTATGTAGAGTTTGG